AAATGGTCGAGGCCCGCCGCTTGGTGCTGCAGCTGATCGACCCGCTGGTCAAGCGCCGCGTCAACGCGCGCCGAGTGGAGCTCAAGTCCGGTTGCTTCGTCGACTTCTACAGCTTGGAGAAGCCGATCGAGGTCTTCGAGCAGTACGCGCTCATTGTGGTCGACGACGCCTGCGAGGTGACTGGCCTGATGGACTTCTGGCACGACCACCTGCGACCGGCCCTGAAGGTGCACAACGGCGACGCATGGTTCCTTTCGGCGGCCTACGGTAAGCGCAACGACTTCTATCGGTTATGGCGTTCCGCGCAGTCGGATCCCGAGTGGTCGGCATGGCAGTTCGACAGCTTCACGAACCCGCACCTCTCCGATGACGTCAAGACGGCCTCGGACGAGTGCACGGAGGTCGAGTTCCAGCAGCGCTTCGGCGCCGAGTTCTTGGACGTGGCCTTCGAGTTCACGCGCGAGCAGCGCGCCATTCGCCCGGGCGAGTCGTTCACGCAGTGGTGCGAGCGACTGGAGGAAGGCGGTCTGATGGTGGACGGACGGCCCTTCACGCTGTCCGATCGGCCTGCGATGCGGTTCATCTACGACCTCATCCCGTCGACCGTGGAGCAGACCTTCGGCCGCGTGGACGTCATCATGAAGTGCACGCAGGTGGGCTTCACCGTGTTTGAAATGCTCGCCATGATCTACATGGCGCTCAAGTTCTCGCCGGCCAAGATCGGCATGTTCATGCCCTCGCAGATGCTGGCGTCCGGCAAGTCCAGCGAGCGTTTCATGCCCATCGTTCGCACGGTGCCGGAGGTCTACGGCCTGATGACCGAAAAGGCCGCCAAGGGTGGCCGCGGTGGCGAGGGCAACATCCTGATCCGGAACATGGGCCAGAGCCGTTTTCACTTCCTCTGGACCACCGGCAAGACCGCCACCGAGTCGTTCCCCATGGACGTCATCTCGTTCGACGAGGTGCAGGAGATGGCGATCGCCGACATGGAGAAGACCCGGGAGCGTATGTCCGCCTCGGCGGTGCGCTACACGCTCATGGGCTCGACGGCCAACTGGCCGGACTCCGACATTCACTTTTGGTACAAGAAGGGGACCCAGCACCAGTTTCACACGCTGTGCCTTCATTGCGGCACCCATCAAGTTCTGGACGAGCACTTCCCGCAATGTATCGGCTACGACGCTGAGGCGCCGCGGCGCGTGAACCGGGGCAACGACGTCGCGCTGGGCGAGTACCGGTACCGGTGTGTGGAGTGCGAGGGCTGGATCGACGACCCGCAGGTGGGCGAGTGGCGGGCCAAGGATCCCGACGCCGACGTTCGGTCGGTGCACTTCCCCCAGTTCCTGTCGCCGACGATCTCGCCTCGCGACATCATCGAGGCGTACCACAGCGCCGACGACATGAAGAACTTCTTCAACCGAAAGCTGGGCAAGCCGTACACCGACCCCAGCCAGGTACCCGTCAACCTCGAAATGCTCAACGACTGCGCGGCCGCCGGCATGGCCGCTGGGCTCGAGTGGAAGCGCAACGCCACCGGCACCTTCATGGGGCTGGACCAGATGGGTTCGTTCATCGTGGCGGTGGTCAAGGAGCGCATGCCAGACGGCCGGCAGGCCGTCATCCACGTGGAGTACATCTACATCGCGCCGACGGCTGCGGACCCAGACGCCTCGCCGTGGCGCCGCTGTGATGAGCTCATGGCCGTCTACGGCGTGCAGTGCTGCGTCGTGGAGACTCTGCCCAACTATGACAGCGCGAAGTCCTTCGCGCGCCGTCACCACGGCAAGGTCTTCCTGGCCGGTTACGGCAACATGGAGGGCGACATGATCCGGTGGGGCGACACGCCCAAGGACGACGCCAGCGACCGCCGCACCACCGACGAGGCCCGCGACAAGTTCACCGTCACGCTCGACCAGTACAAGTGCATGCAGGTCTCGATGGCGCGCTTCCAGAAGAAGACGTGTCTGTTTCCGGACCCTACGGCGCTGGTGCAGGAGGTGCTGGAGAAGGGCAAGCGCGAAATGCGGCCGGTCTGCAAGGATCTCGCGTTCTTCCATTTCACGCGTACTGCGCTGGTGGCCGAGAAGGACGAGGAAGAGAAGAAGTTCCGGCGCCGGGTGGTCAAGGTCGGTATTGACCCCCACACCAGCTACGCCAACATGCTTTGCGACGTGGCATGGGCCCGCGCGTATGGCACCAACACGTTCATCCTGCCCGTGCTCGAAAAGACTACGGAGACGTCGGTTCAGCGTGCCTTGGAAAACATGCAGCCGTCGCTCAGCGCCATCTTGGAGGACGCCGCGGCGCTGTCGGCGTCAGGTGACGTCTGCGGAAAGTGCAGCGCGTTCAGTGGTGGCCGGTGCACGGAGCGCGACAACATATTGGTTCGCGAGCGCGACCACGGCTGCCCGCTGTTCATTTCGCGGTAGAGCGACCCCAGATCACGTAGAGGGCCACGGCGAGAACCATCAGGCTGATCGCGCTTTCCTCGATGTCGCGCGGCCCCATGCCTTGCGATCCCATGATCAGCATCAGCGCCCCAATGGCGAGCAGGATTGTGGATACGAATTTCATGCTGCGTCCTTGTCAGTGTAAAAGCCCGCGATGATGCGGCCCTCGCGGGCATGAGACGCCGCGCTGCGGGCTTGCTTGCGCGCGTAGTCTTGGTTGTATTTTCGTGCCATGGCCTTGACCACGTCCTCTGGGCCGCTGATGTCGAGTTCGACTGTCGGAGGTGTGTGGGGGCTGCTGCGCACCAGCGTGAAGCGGCCGGGCGCCTGCGGATCCGGGTGGGCGGCCCACGTGATCATGTTGCGTCGTTGCTGCGGCGCAGCGGGTGCTGGGTTGTCTCGGTCGGGAACGGCCATGCGGGGTGCGGAGCCAGTGAGTGACGCGCCACCCATGCCTCGGCGACGTGCTGAGCGCGTCCCATGGCGAGCGGCTTGGTGGGCACGCGGTCGATGCGCAGCGCGACGCCGCTGCGCTCCGCGAGCTTGATCAGTTCCTCTGCGCAGGCCTTGATGTATTCGGCGCGCTGGTCTTGGGCCATGAAGGCGAATGCCGGCGGCAAGGCTTGTTGCCAGAGGTTCCCTGCGATCATTTCGACAGGCCCTCGACCAGAAGCCAAGCCAAGGCGAGGCCAAGGGCCACCGCCAGCAGGTAGTTTTTCAGTTTTTCAAGGCGGCGCTCCGCTGGTGTCATTTCGCGTGGGTTCATGATGGCTCCTGATTGCAATACCTCGAATATACATCAAAGTTGTTGATGCAGGTGGTTCGCGTGCGCCGCTTGTCGTCGTGATGGCAAACTGGGTAAATGCCCGATATCGCACTCCCCACCGCCTTCAACAGCGCAGCGCCCGAAGACGAGCGGGGTCACGCCATGCGGGAAGCCCAAGCCGCAGCCCTGCCCACGAGCGTCGTCGACATGATGCCGGTCGTGAATTTCATGCAGCAGCAGTACGAGGAGCAGGAGTTCGCCAAGTCGCTGAGCCGGCCGAACGTTATTCCGTTCCCCAGTCGCGCCATCGCTCAACGCAAGGACGGCATGCAGTCGGTCTTCGTGAACGATTCGCAGGGCAACGCCATGGGCGAGTGGCGCGACCGCTGGAGCACCATGTCTTTTGACATGCTGCGCGGCATGGTGGACCAGACGCCCATTCTCTCTGCTGTGATCTTCACCCGGATTCGTCAGGTGAAGCGGTTCTGTCGCGTCGCTGACGGCGGCAAAGGACCGGGCTTCAAAATTGCGCTCAAAGACCCTGCGATGAAGCTGGGTCCTGACGAGCACCAGTCCGTGGCGCTGCTGCAGGATTTCTTCACGCACTCGGGCTGGGAAAAGAACCCGCGCCAGCGCGCGCGCCTGAAGCGCGACAACTTCTCGGGCCTCATGGCGAAGCTGGTACGCGACAGCCTGACCAAGGATAGCGCGCCGATTGAGACCGAGTACAAGCGCGACAAGAAGCTCGGCCTTGATGGCCTGTACGCGGTGGACGGAGCGACGATCCGCTTGGCGAATGAGGTCGGCTACCAAGGCGATGACGAGATCTTCGCGCTGCAGGTGGTGGACGGCAACATCCGGGCCGCCTACACCCACGATGACCTGATCTATGTGCCACGCAACCCGCGCACTGACGTCATGGTGGGCGGCTACGGCCTGTCGGAGACCGAGCTCTTGGTGCGCGTGGTGACGGGCTTCTTGAACGCCTTCACCTACAACACGCGCTACTTCGATTCGAACAGCATCCCGAAGGGCCTGCTGCACCTGACCGGCGACTACAGCACCGAGGATATGTCCGCGTTCAAGCGGTATTGGAACTCGATGGTGAAGGGCATCAACAACGCGTGGACGCTTCCCGTGCTGGTGTCCAAAAACCAAGAGTCGAAGGCCGCCTTCGAGAACTTCGGTGTTGACGTCAACGAGATCATGTTTGCCAAGTGGATGACGTTCCTCACGTCGATCATCTGCGCGATCTACGGAATCGCGCCGGACGAGATCAACTTCGAGTCGTTCACGGCTGGCACGTCCAGCCTGTCGGGCAGCGACACTGAAGAGAAGCTGATCAACAGCAAGGACAAGGGTCTGCGCCCGCTGCTCTCGCACTTCGAGGATATGTTCTCGGACTACGTGGTCTCTGAGTTCGGCGACAAGTACTGCTTCCGCTGGACGGGCCTCGATGAGGAAACTGCCGAGACCCAGTGGGACAAGGCCAAAACGCTGATGACGTGGAACGAGGCCCGCAAGGCTCACCTGAACCTCGATTCCATTCCCGGCGATATGGGCGACGCGCCGCTCAACCCCGTTCTGTCTGGCGCCTACCAAGCCGCCCAGCAAGCCGCGGGCGAGGACTACGGCACGCCCGGTGCACCCGGTGCGGATCCAGAGGACCCGAACGTAGAGGAGGGCCAACCCGGCGGTGCAGCGGATGACGATGGCGGAGAGGCCGAGGACGGCATGTTCAACGCCGGCGACGACAATGGCGCCGAAATGCAAAAGTCGTTCGGTCTTCCCGTCTTCACCGTCGAGCCGTAAGGAGGCCGCCGTGGCGAGTTTCACCGGTAAGCAGAGCAACCCCAACGCCGCGGGCCCCGCGCGCACCGCCTACACCGGTGACGAGGTGTTCTTCCACAAGGGTGGGCAGCCCGTCTCGGGCAAGGTGCTGTGCGCCGGCCGGCACGGCTGCACCGTGGAGCACAAGGGCGAGCAGCACAAGGTCAAGTGGGAGCAGCTGGCCGGGCACAAGAAGCGCGCCATGCAGCGTTACAAGGTTCTGGAAAAAGGCGAGGACGGGCTTATCGTTCAGGACGGCAGCGGGGCGCGGCGCTACGTCGGCATCCCGCCCGAGGCTCGGTCCGAGCGCCTGGAGCTCGAAAAGGTAAAACGCCCGTAGATGCCTGAAGTCTGGCAGGTCCGGCAGGGGCTAAGCTGTCGGGACACTTTCGCCCTGCGCGGTCAGGGTTCGGCGATTGGCGACAGTCGCCGACAGATGCACCGAAAAGCGCAAATCCAGCGCAGAGCAACCTTTGGCGAGGCCTTTGTGTAGTCGCATGGATGCCACGACCGCTTTTTGCGGTAATATTCTCATCGCTCCTGTGGTGGGAACTGGCCGACCTCTCCGGGCAACCGGGCGAAGGTGCTGGATAGCGTAACCAGACGAGTGGGCCTGCTTGCAGGCTCCACACGAGAGGGTCTTCTGGGTCCTGTCGTGTGTCGCGGTGTAGCTCAGTCAGGTAGAGCAGCTGGTTCATACCCAGCCCGTCGCAGGATCGAAGCCTGCCACCGCAACCAGATAACACCCCGCCGAGAGAGGCATGAGGGGTAATGGCGACCCCGGGGCTTCGGCCCCGGGTGAGCCTCTTACCTCGAAGGCCAGCAGTCCTTGTTGCGATGCACAGGTAC